AACAGCATCTACAACCTGATCCGCCGTTTCGATACGAACGGTGGCGCAGGATTGTGGACGACGCTGGGCAATGACCGCCCGGCTGAACTGCTGGGTCGTCGTGCCCTCGAGGCCGAGGCGATGGACTCCACCGTCACGACCACGGGTGCCGTGTCCAACTTCATCCTGATCTTCGGTGACTTCGAGAACTACGTCATCGCAGACCGGATCGGTGTCACCGTGCAGTTCATCCCGCAGCTGTTCCACACCAGCAATAACCGCCCGTCCGGGCAGTCCGGCTGGTACGCCACGTTCCGCATGGGTGCGGACAGCGTGAACGACGACGGCTTCAGGATGCTCGATGTCCCGAGTGCCGCCTAGCAATCCCTGAGGATGCCGGCGGTCAGGGTGCGAGCCCTGGCCGCCGGGTCTTCTCAAACGAAAAGGACAATGCCAGTGGCAATCATGCGATGCAAGGAAGCGTTCTGCTTCACAGAAACCAACGGGGTCGAAAGGGTTTTGACGCCTGGTGCCCTGGTCGAGGATTCCGATCCGGCTGTGAAGAAGGCCCCGGCCCTTTTCGAGCCTGCGGAGATCAACGCCGCCCGGTCAACGGAACGGGCTATCGAGCAGGCGACCGCTGCGCCGGCGGAGAAGCGTGCCCGTAAACCACGGAAGGTCTGAGTAGATGGCTATCGGAGATCCCTACGTTACGAGTGCCCAGTTGAAGACCCGTCTGGGGATCTCCGATGCTGCCGACGATGTGGCTATCGGTTCCGCCGTGGCCGCCTCAAGCCGGTGGATCGACTCGTACTGCAAACGCCCAAGGTTCGGGTTCAACAAGCAGACCAGCGCCACCGCCCTCGTGTACCGGCCCGACATGCCAGACCGCCTGGTGGTCGACGACATCTCGTCGCTGACTGGCCTGCTGTTCAAGGTCGACACGAACGACGATCTGACGTTCGAGACGGCGTGGACGGCGAACACCGAATACCAGTTCCTGCCGTTCGACGCCCTGGCGTTGAGCCTCCCACTGTTCAAGGTGGAGACGTTGGGTGGTAACCGTTTCAAAATGGAGGTCCGCCCATCGGTCCAGATCACGGCGTTGTGGGGCTGGCCGGCGGTGCCGTCGCTAGTAACGGAAGCCTGCTACCAGTTGGCGGAGGAGACGTTCAAATTGAAGGACGCACCGTTCGGGGTTGCCGGTGTGAATGACTTCGGGGTGTTGCGTATCGGGAATCAGACTATGAACCGGGTTCAGGCGATGCTCGCCGATCTGGTGGTGGCTGCCGGGCGGCTGGTGGCGTGAGCCTCAACACGATCAGGGCCGCCTTGTCGGCGCAGATGGCGACGATTACGGGGCTGCGCTGTCACGACACGTTTCCGCAGCGGATCGAGCCGCCGGCGGCGTTCGTCGGGTCGATGCGCCGGGAACCCGCCCAGTCTTTCGAGAACACGAGCACCGTTACTTACGAGGTGTTCGTCCTGTTGTCGCAGGTTGATCTGGGTCGGCAGATCGAGGGCCTGGATGATTACGCCGATTCGTCGGGGGCGAAGTCTGTTGAGGCGGCCCTGATCGCTAGTCCGACGCTGGCTGGTACGGCGTCGTCGGCGGTGCTGACGAATGTGACGGTGCCGGTGACTGTGGAGGTGGCGGGGACACCGTATGTGGCGGCCCAGTTCGACATCGAGGTGTTCTACTGATGGGCACGTCGGTCAGCGTTAGCAAGTTCGTGACAAAGATCGAGCACCTCGGCACCGCTACGGAACGTAATCAGCTAAAGATTTTGAACCGTGGGGCTTTGACGGCAAAGAACATCATTCTTAGTCAGGCCGCTAGTCAGGGTATGCCGGCTAATGCGAAACTGGCGGGGAAGCCGTGGGGCGTGAAATACAAGATCGTCCCGGGTATCGGCGGGGCGGCTCCCACGGCGGAGATCGGTTTCCGTGGCCCTTTCCATCTGGTGGAGCGGGACACGAAACCTCACCTGATCGGCGTCAGGAAACGGGCGAGGCGTGGGCAAAACAAGAAAAAGGCGTTGTCGTTCAACGGTGTCACCGTCGCCACCGCCGACCACCCCGGGACTAAAGGCAAAGGGATCTTTGCCAACGCCCAGAAAACGATCCGGGTCGTAGTCCCGAAAGTGATGGCCGGCGAAGTTGTCACCGCCTGGCGGGCGGTAATGAAATGAAAGTCCTAGTCGTGCGCCCCGGCCCCCACTTCTCCGTCCTTGACGTTCACCGGGGCTGGGTCAAAGGACTCAACGACTGCGGGGCCAACGTCGTCGACTTCAACTTCGATGACCAGATGGAGTTCTACGCCTCCGCCGAAATGCCTCACGCTCGAGGTGCCCCCCAGTTCAACGTTGAGCAGGCTGCGATGCTCGCATCTAAGGGTGTCGAGGCGGCGTGCTACGAATTCAACCCTGATGTGGTGGTGGTGATCTCCGGGTTCTTTCTGCCACCGGCCTTGTACGACCTGATCCGTAGCCGTGGCACGAAGATCGTCCTGGTCCACACAGAGTCACCGTACGAGGACGACAAGCAGGTGGCCCGGGCCCAGTACGCCGACCTGAACGTGGTCAACGACCCGACAAACATCGACCGCTTCCCGAAAGGGACCATCTACCTGCCTCACTGTTTCGATTCGAAGATCCACTACCGGAGAACACCGACCGCCGAAGCCGCATCCGATTTCGTGTTCGTCGGCACCGGGTACCAGTCACGGATTGCTTTCCTCGAGCAGGTCTGCTGGGAAGGTATCGACGTGGCCCTGGCCGGGCAATGGCGGCAACTGGAGAAGGCTTCGCCGCTGCGTAAGTTCCTGGCCCACGACATCCTCGACTGCTGCGACAACGACCAGGCCGTCGAGCTCTACTCATCAGCGAAGGTCGCAGCGAACCTGTACCGCAAAGAGGGCACCGAGTCCGACGGCTGGGCCGTGGGGCCCCGTGAGATCGAACTGGCAGCGTGCCGGACGTTCTTTCTTAGGGAACCTAGGGGCGAGGGCGACGAACTGTTCCCGATGCTTCCGACGTTCGACAGCCCCGGAGACTTCGAGGAGAAGCTGCGGTGGTGGCTCGCCCACGACGACCAACGGAAAGACGCTGCGTTCGCCGCCCAGCAGGCAGTCCAGGGCAGGACGTTTCAGAACATCGCCGCAAAGATGCTCCACCACCTTTGCGCATAATCCCCAACCCGGCTGGGGACTTAGCCGGCAAACAGTAGGAGTAATTACTATGGCTAGAATCCACGGACGACGGGGCCGGCTGTACGCCGGTATCGCCAGCGACACGGCGGCAGCCGAGCCGGTCACGTTCCTCGACAAATACAGTATCGACTTCACGGTCGACAAGGTCGACGTGACCTGCTTCGGCGAATCCACCAAGGTGTATGTCGCCGGTATCGCTGACGCCTCCGGGTCGTTCTCCGGTTTCTACGACAACGCCACGGCCCAGCTGTTCACCGCTGCGACCGACGGCCTGGCCCGCAAAACCTACATCTACCCGGACACCTCGAGCAGCACTACCTACTTCTTCGGTACGGCCCTGTTTGACTTCAACATGTCCACCGGTACCGCCGAGGCTTCATCGGTGTCGGGTTCCTGGTCGGCGGCGTCGGCGTTCACTAAGGTCGGCTGACCCGTGGCGTGGACTCTGAAGGTCGAGGGTCAGGTCGTACGGGAACACGACCTGACCCTAGGGGAGGTCGAACTATTAGAGGCCGCTACGTCAGAAACGTGGCGGACACTGAACCCGCTCCGGTCCGCTGGTTGCGCCAAAGCCATCTACGTTGTCCTGTTGCAGCAACGCTGCGGGATGAGCGTCGAGGCATCGACGAAGCAGGCTGACGGGATGCTGGTCACAGAGTTCCTGGAGCTCGTCGGGGTCTATGACCCGGACGAGGATTTGCCGACCCAGTATGAGGACGGAAACCCTCAGAAGGTGGCCGAGACTTTGACGGGTGGCTGATCCACTTCTCTCGTCCGCCTTACTGCTGGCCGCCTTCGGTTGTGAAGGGGCAGTCGATCCGTGACCTGTTGCTGCTGTTGCACGCCCAAGACTGAAAGGATTACCCGATGGCTCTAAGTGAACGCCTGGCGCTACTGGTCACCCTCGACGGGCGTGGTGCGGTCAAAGGCTTCGAGCAGGTCGGGCGTGCGGCAGAGAAGAACCTGGGGAAGTCGACCCAGAAGATAGACATGCTGGGTAAGTCGTTTACGACTGCCGGTGTCGGGATGATCGCTACGGGTGCGGTGCTGGTCGGCGGTCTTTACAAATTGGCGCAGGCTTCCGAGGAAGCCCAGTTGAGTGTCACGAAACTTGAGAACAGTTTGGCGAACAACTCCGGCCTGGCCGGGGCGACAGCCGACGAGTTTATTGAACTGGCGTCAGCGATCCAGGCGAAGACCGCTGCCGACGGTGACAACATTGTGGCCGGGATTGCGGTCTTGGCCCAGGGCAAACTAAACGCCGCTCAGATCAAAGAACTGACA